GATTTTGTGTAATAACATTTGGATCAGCAACTGATCAAGGTGTTGATATTCTTGATGATTTTGTTGATGCGGGTACTTTTAATTTAACTAGTTTTTTAAATAACCAAGGTCTTGGTTTGGCACCAATAAACAATACAACAATGTACATTAAATACAGAATTGGTGGTGGTGCAGATACAAATGTTGGTGTTAGTACGATTGATACAGTTGGTTTAGTGTCTATGCAAATAAATGGGCCAGATCCACAAATAAATGCGATTGTTCAAGGGTCATTAGGTGTTATAAACGTAACACCAGCAATTGGTGGTGGTGACGCACCTGGAATAGAGGAACTAAGAAATTATATTTCATATAATTTTGCTGCACAAAATAGAGCTGTAACTTTAAATGATTATAAAGCAATTTTACTAGGTATGCCAGCTAAGTTTGGTGTTCCATCAAAAGTAAGTATAACACAAGCACAAAACAAAATTAATGTTGGTGTATTATCAACAGATACAAATGGTGCACTATCAAGTGTTGTATCATCAACAGTATTAGAAAATGTTGCAAATTACTTATCTAGATATCGAATGATAAATGACTATGTTGTTGTTAAACCAGCTGATGTTATTGACATATCTTTTGAAATATCAATTTTAAGTGAAGCTGGATCACAAGTTAATGCAATCGCTGGAATAGCCGCAATATTAAGAGATGAGTTTTCAAAAGATAAAATACAATTGGGGCAAAGCTATTTAGTTGGTGATTTAATTAAAAAATTATCACAAATTGATGGTGTTTTAAATATTAACTATATTAAATGTTTTAATAAAGTTGGGGGTGAATATTCTTTTAGTCAATTAGACGAATCTCTTTTTATAAACACAAACACAAAAGAAATTGATATTTCGGGTGGTGTTATACGAACAAACGCCAATCAAATATTACAATTAAGGTCACCAGAAAAAGACATTGTGGTAATACCAACAACACAAAATACATTATTAGGCGCTTAATATGGATAGAAATATAAGAATTCCAGTAGATTTTTCAAGGGATGATAAAGTAATAAAATTTAATCTAGAGCAAGAGTTTGATAATCTTGAAATTCTTAGTTTAAAAATTACTAACTCAGAAACATACACAAGACAATGCTCAAATTTTGGGGTTATTGTTGGTAGAGTTCTTTTGAACAATGGGTTTGGTGTGCAAAACGCAAAAGTTAGCGTTTTTATACCAATTACAGCAGAAGACAAAGAAAGACCTGAAATTCTTGAATTGTATCCATTTGAAACAGTAACAGACACATATCCAAATGGTGTTAGGTATAATTTATTACCTAGGATTAGAAACCAAAAAAACCCAAGTCACAAGGCTGTTGGTAATTTTCCTGATGAAAGCGATTTCACACATTATCCACAATATCTTGAGATAATGGAAAAATATTATAAGTACACAACAACAACAAACGAGTCTGGTGATTTTATGATATTTGGTGTTCCCACTGGGCAACATGATATCGTAATGGACTTTGATGTTTTTGACACAAATTCTTTTGATATTACAGCTAATGATTTAGTCGAACAGGTTAGTTTAAATGGTAGTGTTGAGGAATTAAGATCATTGATGTTGGCAAATTCACTGGATGCGCAAGAAGGTGTTGTTAATCGAAATAAAGTGCCTAATTTTATTTATTTAGGTAATAATAATTTTGAGGTTGAACCAAAGGTTAATATCGATGAAATGCCAAATATATTCCATCAAGTTAAAAAAATAACAGTTTCACCTTTTTGGGGTGATGACGATTTTTGTGATATTGGTATAACCAGATGTGATTTTAAGATTAATTTTAAATACACACCGACAGCTGTATTTTTTGGTTTTATTCACTCGCCAAGCGGTGGTTTCACGATAAACCCAAATTACGACTATAACATAAACACACGAAGACCAGAAATACATGGGAATGACAGTTCTTTAGGTTATGCAACTGGTGATATTTACCCATATCAAAAAATGGAAATCGTGGTATACCGTTTGGATGATAAATTAAACCCAGGTTCCAGAAAAAGATTAGGTGTCTTTACTGGATCTTATTACAATGGTGTTTTTAGGTTATCATTACCAATGTACATGGATTACTATGTAACAAACGAATTTGGTGATTTGGTGCCATCTAAAGACACTAATAACGGAATACCAACAAAAGCATACTACGCTTTTGAAATTTATGATACTGACGATAGATGGACGGGTAGAAGATTACCTTGGGGTGGATTTGGTAATCAAATATTACCTGGTGTAAGAATTCCATCAACAGCAACTGGTGACGTATGGCTTGGTGGTTGGGAAGGTACTTGGGGTGGGTTGTTTGAATACGATTTGTTAAACAAACGCAGAAAATTCTATACCGTTAAAACTATACACAGAAAGCACTCACTACAAAATGCGTTGTTACCAGGTAACTATGTTGGGTATTTCCCACAATATAACCCCAATAAATCGGCAATTTATTGGAACTTTCCATTACACTATAACCAAGTTACCAATATTGATGAACCAACAATTATTGGTTCAATATTATTACCAAGATTTTATACTGACTATCAAGATAACGAATTAAAAAGACCACACCGATTATTAACAGAACCATGGCAAGATTTAAAAGACACTTATAACGAGTGGGTTGGTGATTGGGAAATGTATTTAGGTATTGGTGTTAAAAAAGATAATGGTAAAAATTCTGGTTCAGTTTACTCTGAGTTATTTTCAGCAAATGATTTTATCACATCTAATGGTACGAATATATTTGGTGATAATAATACCTGGAATTATGGTGATAATACAACAGAGGTATTCACACCAAGTTTATATGCATCTGAATTATCTAAAAAGAAAGGTGCTAATATAAATTCAAATGGGGTACACAAAGCCTATAATCAGGTTGCTTTTGATTATCACACATATGGGGTTTTTATAAACTCGGTTGAATATAATGGTAAGGAACCGATTCTTGAGGTTTATTTACATGATATAACAGACGATCTCGGTGATTTAATTAAAGATCAAGTTTACTCATCTTTTAGAAAAGGAACACAATCAATTAACAGATTAACTTTAAAACAAAGTGCGTCCATATCACCTAAATTAGATTCTGCCGATATTTTTGTTGAAGCTCCAGAACAAACAATAACAACATCATCTGATGAAACAGCAACATCATCAAATAGCTACAAAGGTAATTATTATTACTTTGGTCTATGGAAAGGTGCCAATGCTTTATATGATATTGAAACTAATTATTTTGTTAAATGAGTGATATTATTGAAATATTAGGTGAGAAAAAATTTGCTGGCTCAAGAAATAAAGAGCTAAGCACCAGAATTGTTTTTGAGGAGGATAAAAAAATTAGATACGAAACTAATTTATTTTATGACATATCTCAACAAACACAATATATTGAAGAAAAAAGACAGTCTAATAACTTTAGAATATATGGTAAAATAAACCCTGTTTTAAACTTTAATGTAAATCAAAGACTTACAAATAATACAGATGTTAAAGTAGATATTGATAGTAATTTATTTGATTTAAATTTATTTAATTGGACAATTGTTTTATTAAAATCAAAAAGAATAGAATCAAAAGTCGACCTTAATGGTAAACAAACCTATATTAAGGGCGTTAAAAAATTAGAAAAAAGAAATGGAAATGATGTTGTAATTGATTTGGATTTTAAAAGAGGTTTACCAGGTAGAATCTATAATTCAACATTAAATTCTGATAACTTAGCTATTTTTTTACCGCTTGGTCATAATTTTCAAATTGGCGATAAAATAAAAATAGATAGTATTGATACTGATTTATTGGATTCAAAAATCTATAATGTTGTTGATGTCAAACCAAATATAATTTACATTGATACAAAACCAATTAAAAAAATTTTTACAAGGGGTGTGGTAGAAAATACAAAAGCATTTTCAAAAAATGTTGATGATTTTACGAACGCCTCTAAAACCACAGCCGAATTCAACACCCAAAAAACAAACCAAAAAATTAATAATTTAATTTTTAAACAATTTGAGGTACCAACAATTATCAATACACCAAGACCGAGAATACAATCATTAATAAGACCTGATTTTTATATTTCAAAAGTTGTTGAAAAAGAATTATTAGAGTATTATATAAAAAGTTTAGAGGTTGTAGCTATTATTGATGAGCTTGATCCTTGTGCATTTTCTGTAAATAACTACGGGCAACAAATTTATAATTTCACATTGAATCGTGATTTAAACATTGACAATTTATTCAATAATATCAATGAGCCAATTAGTGATTTATACATTGGTATTATAAAAAACGGCCAGCCAATAGCAAATTCTTTTAGTGATGTTGAATCTCATTTTTCAAGGTATATAGAAAATGTTGGTAATGGTTATGGTATTGAAACGATAGTTAATAATAAAATTTTAAATTCTAAACCAAAATTGGGTGATGTATTTTTACATTCATTATGTGAATATACAACTGAAAATTTAACAGAAACTGAAATTACACATATTAGTCATAGGTTTATTTATAAAAATGTTTTGTTTCATTATAACCCGTTTACTAAAATCCAATTAAAATTACGTTCTCCTTATATTGAGGACGATGAAAACGTACAAGTGGCACCAAGTCATTCAGTATACAGCAGACAACGTGAAAAATACATTTGGCGTGATATTTTTAATGTTGGATTTTTCGATGAAAATGGTAATTCAATAGACTTCCCATTTATGAACGGATCATTTTATGTATTTAATGAAGTTAATTTTTTCCTAATCCCAGAATCAAAAAACGTTAGAAAATATAATCTAAACGCTAATGACGTAACTGGTGTTGGTAATATATTCTCAAATCAATTTGGCGATGCGTTTAAAAACGTTGATATAAATGAAATAGAACCTACTGACATAAAACCATTTAATCAATATACCGATCAAAAATGTTAAAAAATAGAATACCAAATAGTGATTTAATTTTAAATACAAATATAGTTTCTGAAGAATTTTCTTCGGATAGGGATTTCTATAATAATAAGTTATTAAATTTTACAAGAAATAACGTTATTAATGGAATAACCGATTCAGAAATTTATGAGTATCAACCAGAACAAATAACCGAAATAAATTTTAATTTATTTTTTTTGCGTTATGTTCAAACAAATGAATTTTTTGAGTTAAGAAAGTACACCGAACTTGATTTTGATACCCAATATAATAAAACAAGAGAAACACTTGGTTTAATAGATAGTAATGGTATTGAAATTGATAAGGCTATTAATAACGTTTTTGAAACGAGGCAATCAAATGGTTTAAGGGAGTCACCAGTTTTAGCTGAAAGAACATTAACAAAATTACAAGAATTAAAACAAAAACCTTATTATGTTAGAGATATTGTTGGTGAAAGTTTTTTAAAAAAACCAATAAAATCTGGGATACCAATTTTTTATAATACTTTTACTTTACCATTTTGGGAATCAAAAGATAAATGGGTAAATGAGCCTTTGTTGTATACAAACAAACCTTATTTTTATAATTCATTTTTATTGATGGAATTTTATGACTCACCGTCAAATTTTTCTCAAAATAGAATCCAATCAATACCAATTTTTGTTAATAGTAGGTATAATATAACCGAAAAAAATAGAACAAACAATTTTCATTACGAAAGACCTTGCTTTAATTTAAAAAATGGTTCCGAAGGATTTTCATTTTTCTTTTTAAACAATTATGTAACAAATGAATTTTATGTTAGGTATTCATTCTGGGATGCACTTAATGCAAAAAAAATACCATTATTACCATCAACAGATTTAGATTTAAATAAAAAATGGATACAGGATTCAAACGACTTTAATCAAAATAATAGATACTTAAAATATGTTTTAGATTATGAAAATAAAACATATAAAATATATGAATATAACCCAATAACGAAAGATTTTGATAGCGAGAGATCAAACTTTGATTTATATGAGTTAGAATTTGACCCCTATTACAAAAATAAGGTTGTACCAAATAACAAACCAATAAATTCAAAAGCAACCGCAGTACAGCAATCGTTATCAAATCCGTTTACATTCACAATAAAAAATCTTTA